TAACCACGAACAACGCAGTTGTATGTCGCGACTGTTTGAAAAGCTAAAGCGCCATAACCAGCGACAGCAGCTTCAAACGTAGGAAACCACTCCATAGCACTCGAAGTAGCAGCTACGGCATAACAAGTAAAACCATCATCAGGCGAAATATTAGATGTTGCTTGACGATTAGAATCGTTAGCACCAGCTGTAGAACCACCAGATGTAGTACCACCAATAAGATACGACCACACACTACTCGCGCTAGCAGGCGTGGTAAACGTAGAATTGGTAATACAAAGCTGCAACTTATAAATGTTACCGACTGAAATCGTAGGAGCACTAATTGTAGTAGCCCCAAGACCAGTCGTACTAAAACTAGTTGAATTGGCAACCTCAACATTGGCATTACCAACAACCTCAGATAAAACGGCAGCAAATTGCTGCCACTGAGCTTGAACACTAGGTACTGTTGTCAAGCGAGGAGTCATAGACAAATCCTTAAACTCGACTTGGTAATCCAATATTATATAACCAGGAGAATTAGCAGAAGAAGTCTTAGAATATATAAAAATATCCCCAGCACTCGAATCTGATAAACTCTGTTGCATGCCATAATCTGTAAACAGCCAATTTTGCGTAGGAATCAAATCGATAGTATGATTAGTCCATTGAGGACCGATAATAGTTCTCGAATCTGATAATACAAAAGGAAGGAACGAATTACTCGTGAAATCAATTCCAGGAGCATTCGGATCCTTATTATGATAAAACATCACATCGCCTGCTTGGCTAGTAGGCGAGCTAGTTATATAATGAACCATTAAACGCCTAATCTTAAAACGATTATACAAATTACAAAAATTTCTAAGAATAGTCGTAGGGAGACAGGCTGGCGTTAATGGCAAACCACCAGCAAGCACCCACTCAGTAATTGTACCGGTAGATGCAACGGTAAAACCGAAGTCTCTTCCCACCACTAACGCACCCTGCGGTGTATGCAACACTTGAGGGGCACTGCCTCTCAACGAGTTACCAATAGCCACAGGAGCAGTGTTAATAGTAGACACAGCGCCAAACGTTGGATTAGCTGGCTGAGACAAACCTCGAGTTTGTGCACGACTAGCATTTCCAACCTTTCGTACTGTTTTCTTTTTAGGAGTAGGGACCTTAGCCTTTCTCCCATTCTTATTAGACTTCTTAGCCATATTACACAACTAGAAATTATAAGAATTACGACGTTTACGTCTATTCCTTCTACGACGGGCTTTGCCTGTTGAATAAGGATTCCAATACGAGAATGTATCACAATCGGTACAATTCCCGTTATAAGTAGAACTCGTTTCCTGCACAGAAGCTTGCTGTAAGTTCCCACGCAAATTGGGTCTGTAATCCGGTACTATACCTGACTCAAACTCGGTAACAGTTCTAGGTCTAAAAGCGATATAATTATCGTCGTTAGACTCGCGTTTATCTTTCTTAGGCAGCTTAGAACCGGCTAAACCGTACCCCAAAGCTGCTATCCCAAAAGGTATAGCGAAAATACTTCTGCTTAATTTGTTACCGTATTTCACGGCAACAGCGTAAGTAGATGATGTAAAGTCTTCTCCGAAATTAGATTCAAAGAAGATATTATCGGCTTCGTTAAGAAGCTCCTCGTCACCGTTAGCTAAAGCGTAAGCGGTGTCGTGAAAAAGACAAGTTAAATCTAACCTGTCTACTGGTAATCTAGTGCCTTTCGAAGTACTAGATTGAATTCTACCGTCGGAATAATATAAACCGCAGTAGTTACGTGTAAAGTCCGTTTTAAACGAACTTAAATTAAAATCTTTTTGCCCTACCTAACCTACCTAATGTGTAGACAACAAGTCTAAAGGAAGCATTCGCAACCCTTGGACTTGTATCTCCAATAAGATATAGATTTGAGATGACTAATGTCGACTAAATCTGGTTGGCATTTCGCTAACCAATGATACATGTCCTCAAAAATTTTATAACGAGGCCCATCCCAACAATAGTTCATCATGTGTGATATCAAAGCCTCACCTAAGTGTTCCGGCTTCGTAGTTCGAAGATTGTAAATGTGCTTCGTAAACCTGACTGGATGATATTTAATCATCCCTTCATGGTGTTTCAAAACATATTTATCCATCTCCGCACTGACCACACCTAGCTCGGTAGAGAAAAACTCAGCGCCTTCAATTGTATCATGCAATTTATGCCCTGTGATTTTAACACCTAACCTAGAATATTCAAATATACAACGCTCCACATCAAAAACGTCTGGAACTGATTGTAACACATCGTCCCCTCCACAGACTATATTCATGTCTGAGGAGAGGATATCCGTGTCCGTCAGGCCCATCCTTATGGAGACAAGTAGATGCAAAACTAACTGACTGATAGAGTTAGCCAAGTAAGTAAGAACCCAGCCACTTTTCATGATGCCACCAACATTAAGTTGGTAGCGATTACCATTAGAGCAGCGATACACGGAATTAAAGCACGCCTCATCAATTGCTTTGGAAACATCACTCAGGTACTCCTGGAAATCGTCAGAGGACATCTCCGGATGGGGCACAACTAAGCGCAAAATAATTTCCTTAACCAACGAAAAGACATACTCAAACATGTTAAAGTCCCAGTTACTCTTATCAGTTTCTAGGACCCGACACTTAAACCGCAACCATAAGTTCTCCACATCCCCTGGAACTTGAGGACTGAAGAAACTTATTGGACTTTTGCGCCAATTAGCTACTGAAACAGACGTGAACCTTTCGAACAACGCCTGATGTTTCACCATCTTGTGCAAAGGAAACGCAGTGATGATTCGTAACATACCCTCATCGAGCTTTGCCTTTTTATGAGGCTCAGCTTTCAAGAAAACCTTGAGGTCAAAAGGAGCGTCCCACTCCCTCATTACTATGTCTATTAATCCTTCAACGCCAACATTACGTATGACATCTCCGTTTGTAGGCATACCATCCGCACCATACGGGTGCCCTGCGCTCTTACTACCCTTAACTAAAGTCGACTCTATAATACGTCGCAAACCCTCGCGACTCTTATAATCGGGCGCCGGAGAAAAGCTGTTATGCTCAAGCATCTTCTCAGCTAAACTCAAAACGCGTTCGATCTCCTTCTCCGTAGGAGGAGCGACTACTGTACCACATCTATCTTCAAACATTGCCAGATGTTTCACTAAAGAGAGCTCCTCAGCTTTCTCTGTAATCACTGGCTCACCGTATGTGTCGGGAACAAACCCTCGCTTAGCTATTCGCTCACCAAATTGTTCAATCATTTCGATCGAAACAGCTTGAGCGGGCGGATAGGCACTCACGTGAACTCGTGCCTTGCTCTCGATACGTTTAAAGATATTCGGTTCCAGCCCCAGATCAAGGACGACGTTCGGCAAAGCACGCTCCATAACCAAGGCAGGTTTCTTCTTACGAAGTTTAGCCAATTCCTTGTTACGGGTCGTAACTCGACCGCGATCATCATAATACGGATCATCGCCATATGGATCATCATCATCGTTGCTATAACGTTGATCATCATCCACATCTTGATAGTCCGCATCATAATCACCATCATAGTTGTGAAGCTTTGAACGGTAAAAATCCTCATTTAAAAACACGACCCTACCGTCTCGGCCCACAAACACATGCTCGCCA